ACAACTCCGGGTTGTAAAAAGAAAGGTAAATTTTCCAACATTCTTTTCATACGTGATAAAATTTCTCTAGCAGTGGCCGCTTTGTTTGCTAAAATTCCAACGGACTTTGTTGGATTGAAAACTGCATAGTGCATGAGAAAAGCCGCAACTGTTATGGTTTTACCCATCTGTCTTGGAAGTAAGTTAATTGAAAAACGTTCCGTATGAAACGTGTTGATCATTTTTTCCTGAAATTCCCACATATCAAACAAGACCAGACCCTCGTCAAGTGAGATAATTTTCACATACTTTTTAATAAAGTAAACAGGATCTTGAGAGCATTTGATATACTCTGCCATTTCATCGGTTGTATAATTTTGAGTAACCCCTGCTTTTTTTATGTTGGGGTTGCCATTGTAAAATATGTTAGGCATTTTGAGGTTTCAATATAGGTGGTAAGTTTTTGTCTTGCTCTTTTAAAAACTCTTGTAAGTCCTCAGTGTTGCCAGAGTAAATATAATTGTTCTGAGTATTTTGAACATTTTCTGGGGACTTTTCTTGTGTTATGTCTTTAACGTCTTTGTTAAGCTCCATTAATGATCTATTCATATCAGTTATTGTTTTTAAATAATTTCCTAACACTTCAAATGCTCTTGGACTTTCTGACTCGTTCGCAACTTTAACCATATTGTCTAAAGCACGTTCGCCTTTTTCAATTAAATGTTTCAAAGACGTTCTAGCAGTGCTATAGTCATCAATGACATTAGTGCTAACATCTGGAAAGTGTTTAACTTCTGTTAATGGAATTTCGGCAGGCAATTCCATTTCATCGTCCACTTCAAAAAAGCCACTCATTGTTTCATCTGTCATTAATTTGTCTCCAAATCTGCAATTACATTAGAACCTGTTTCTATTGTAAAGTCATATGTGTTTTGACCGTGTGTTACAACCGTCTCAATAATTTCATAGTCGTCATTGACAGTTGCATCTGGAGGGTCAATTCTTGCACGATACCCTTCAAAAAAGTCATGGGTGTCAATTTCATTAATATCAATAATAGTTTTATTAATAAGTGAAATTTCGTTTGAGTCACTATATAAATATGCTTTAGCTGAAAATATTAGTGTCCATAATACAGTTCTTCTCTCATCAAAACTTCCATCTGCTTCAATATCAAAACTCGTATCGTTCAACACAAATGGCACGTTAGTTTCAATGTCATAGGCTTCCATATCTTCAATTTTTACATTGAATTCTGGCGTAAAATATGGCAGAATTTGCTCGACAATACGAAAACTATCATCTAATTTGCGAGTTGCAATGTAAAGTGCAAATTCTAAGTCATATGGCACTCTATTAAACATAGATTGAGTGGTTCTTGCGTCATTCCAGTTCGTGTGTAAGCGTCTAAGCGTGTTTGTCTTACGTTCTGGGGCATAGGTAAGGGCTGTCATTTCAAAGCCCATAGACGGCAGTGTATCGACTTTGGCACGATCATCTAAATTTTTATCGTGTTGAATTCTTTGAACAAATTTTTCTTTAGGAAAGTATTGAAGTGGGACTTTTATATTTTTAATAAAATTCCCGTCAACATCTGCTCTATCAATTGATAACTTATCAAAAATAGTTCCGAACGCAATAATAATTTTGCGTAGTGAATTGTGATAGTATGGTTTACTTAGTATCTTGCCCATTAATAATCCCCAAAAGGTGAGGCATCTGAAAAGTCTTTTGTTGTTTCATCAACTAACACTTCCTGACCCTCATCTGTAATTTCGTTGTTATCTGCTTTAGCAACTAATAAGTCATCGTCTTCCTCGGTGACCATATCATCAATAATAGGAACGTCTGTTTCAAAGTCTTCGTATGAGTATTCAAATAATTGCACAGTTAATTTGTATGTGTAATTTTTACCCAACTGATAAAATGGATTTTCGTGCTCAACATATGTGATTTCAAAAATACGATTTGATAATGGAAAGAAAAGTAAATCTCCTTCAAACGGTCTTATCTGATTATAAACCACCGCTTCAAAACGACTCTTACTAACGACAAAAGTAGCCTTGTCTTTTATATGCAAGCCGAACTTTTCTAACATGTCACCGTCTCCCTCAAAACCGTCAATGGTTTCAAGGTACATTTCGATCATGTAATTGTCGTCAAACAGTGTTTTTATATCCTCGCCCAGAATTTTGTCACGCTGTAACGTTTCTCTTGGCATATAGATCACGTCCACGCCATACATTTTTATAGCTTCAATGGTTAGACTTTCAATTAAGTCCTGTTCGGATCTATTTTGATATTGGTCTACATAAAAATTCGTTGCCAAAATTGTACCCTTTGTTATAGTTGCATATATATTTATATTTATAAGAGGACACGTTATGCAAGATCAGTGTAAAGTTTGTGGGAGCACCGACTATCATGTGAAACCGTCTGAGCATTTAAAAGTCTTAGATATTTTAGGTTATAATAAAACTTGTTTATCATGTGGGCATATCGAATTAACCATACAAAAAAACCCCATTCCCGTTAAGGAATGAGGCTAACTTTATTCCTTGTCGGGAATGAAAAGTTTATCGTGCGGCAATAACGTCAATCATGTCTTGAACGCTAACGCCAGTAGTAGGCGAAAGTGTTTCATGTCGTGATTGACCAGTGTCTTTTAGTGCCTGTATTAAGCGTTTATTCTTAACAGTGTCACCTACTGCATCGTCATCAAAAGCGTCAAGACTTGCAACCGCTGTTGCCGCATCTGCGGGATCGCCTGCTAAAATTGATAAGATTGTTGCTTCATAGTCTGTGATACCACCTGCAACTAATTGATTATTTTGAGCCATAATTGTTTCCTTTTATTATTATTATTTATTGTTTATGCGTTTATAGCATCGAGAACATCTTGATAACCAAATCCAATCGTTGCCGTTCCGACTGCATCACCACCACCTGACCCCGTTAAATCGACCGTTGCCGTTGTGTAATCTTTACCACCCATAACTATATTGGCATCATAACATTGACCAACTGTAGGCAAAAATACTGTAAATGTAGCACCTGAGCCAGTCTGAGTGTCAATAGTTGGCGTTGCTGTTGTGTAACCTGAGCCATGAGCATCCATAGTAATGCCAGTGATTTCACCTGTGACAGCATCCACGTTAGTAATTTGAGCTACTGCCCCTGAGCCATCACCTGCAATTACAACACGATCCCAGACTTTATATCCAGTACCACCTGCTGAAACTATGATAGTTCCTAACTCACCTGAGCCATCACTAGCTAAAACTTGAGCCATTGCACCCGTGCCATCACCTGTAATAACTACTTCATCACCTGTGACATAACCCGTCCCTGCTGTTGCCGTAGGAATCACAACTGCTACAACTTTACCTTCATTATGAACGCCTGCTTTACCGACTAAATTATAAGTCGCTAACGCTTGAGTTAAACGTGCTGATTGATAGCCCACGTCAACTGCTTTCATCCATTCAATTAAGCCTGCTACTGAACTTTCATGTAAAAATTTCATACGTTGATCAATGAACAGAGAATAGTCATCTAATGCCACGCCCGTTAATTGGTTTCTTTTTGGATTCATTTAAAAATGCCCTCTTTGTTTTTGATTTTTATATTATTATTTATAATTTTTAGGGTTTATGCCATGTAAAACGTTACTGGCTCGGAATATGTTAATTCCATTTCTTCTTCAAGACGTGTAATTTCTTCTGTTGCTTGATCATAAATTTTATCACCATCAAACGTAACACCTCCGGGCAAATCTATTCCTGAGTATTTTATCAAGTTTTGACCCCATTGCTGTTTTATTAAAGCAGTTAGATAACGTTTAAGCCAACGGTCATTATAGACTTGGTTAAATTCGTCTGGATCTAAAACTGCCCATCCCTCAACTACAACAATTGATCCTGACTCTGGCATATCGTCAATAAAAAGTCTGTCAGTGTGGCGTGAAAAACGAATTGTTTTTTCACCTCCAAACATATCCTCCATTAACTGAGCACCCATACCTGCCATAAAATAGTCTACGATTGGCGAACCACCCGACCCTGCTCCTGCATGATCACTATTAGAAGACGTGGCACTATAATAATAGTCCCCTGCTCGATATTGCATACCTCCGGGAATTTGTTTAAAAACAAGGTTTGGATCGTTCATAGGATAAATACCATTTCCCGTTCGACCAAATGGTAAAACTCTTTGAACGTGCATAAAAGCATTAGGCACTGGAAAGAAACCATTTTCAACATCTTCATCTGTAATGGTATGTTTTAAATATTGTCTTTCTTGTGAGTCAAAATGGTAGTCTCTGTAAGTTTGAAAAGCGTCATCAACACGATCCTCAACTTGATCATCGTCCACGTTTATTTCGATCACGGGAAAGCCTAACTTTCGTAAACAGTATTCAATTAATTCATTTCTTGATGCAACTTGAGGCATAAACCGACCCTATAAAAATTATTATTATAATAGTATTTATAAGACGAAAAAAAGCCCGTCAATTTCTTAACGGGCTTTTTAATCTTTACAGCTTGTGTACTTTGTTTTTAGTTATTAGTAACCGAAAACAGCACCATCAAAACCATTCATTACAATATCATTAGGCAATTTCTGCTTTGATTTTGTACTTGCAACAAATGTCTTTTCTTGTGGCATTGATACTTTATAAACTGCAACATCACCACTGGCATCTTTCTTCAATACACGCTTGATTAAAGGCTTACCACGCTTTTCTGGACGTTCGTTAGGGCAAGGATGACCTGTTAATTCCATGCTATCCCAAACCGCTGTATCGCCACACATAAGAGCCATAGAAGCATCTGCATAACCTAATTCAGCTAATTTACCTGCATCCAATCTACGTTCACAATTTTCATCAATCCATGTAGAACCAAAGGATAGACCAAAACCTGACCCTGAGCCACCTGCTGAGGTAGAACCCATACATGTTACCATGCCTGATGTTGTCAAACCCGGAGCGTAAACCGCAGGAACCATGTTGCCCATATCTGTGGCTTCGGCAACGCTGTTATATTTACGTGCATCAACATTAACAAGATTAGATGTGTTAGAAGCACCTGCTTGAGAACCTGATAACGCACCTGCCTGACTATCTGCCATTGCTGACATTGCACCCGTTAGGGCTAAAATTGAAACGGCTAAAACCGCTATAATTTTTTTCATAATTGTTTTCCTTATTAAATAATGAGTCAATTTATGCTACCCCCACGAATGAAGGTAGCATATTTTTTAAAACATTAAAGGTTTATGGTAATGTAGTGAAACCACCGATTGCACCACCAAAACCTGCTTCCTTAGAGTTTGCGTTACCAAATGCAACCGCTTCGGCAGGATTAGAAATCCCTGTAACACTACCTGCAAAACTTGACCCAACTTCTTGACCATAGTTATTAACAGTTGTTAAGCTGTTATCAGGAGTAGTAATTGCTGAATTTCCAGAAACAGATTGGTTAAATGCACCTGCACCATTAAGAGAAATTGCATCACCGTTATTCACGCCTGCAACAAATCCATTAGTAGTTTGATCGACTGATGAACCATTTGCAGAAACGCCTGCACCTAGAACAGCTTCACCACCACCAACTTGACCGTAGAAAATACCGCCTGCTGAAAGTGCATCACCTGACCCTGTTTGTTCGCCACCACTAGCCGCTAAACCTAAAGCATTTCCAGACTGATTGCCTTGAACGCCTTGAACGTTGCCACCTACTGAGTAAGCATAAGCAGTATTGTCAACCGCTGTAGTGCCAGTTGTTGCGTCTGCAAACGGAGTTGAGCTTGCACCTGCACCTGATGTGTTTCCTGCAACGGAACCAGTGTCATAAAAAGCACTACCGTTATTTCCTGCAACTGTTACGCCACCTGAGCCTTGAGTAGTTTTTGATTCAGTTGTAGCACCAAAAACGCCACCTGCAATTCCAAAACTGTCTGCATCAACTGAGCCAGTTGCATTTGCATTTGCACCAGAAGCATTAGCATCTGATGTACCTACTTGAGCACTTAACGCACCTGTTGTACCCACACCCGTTCCTGTAGAAGTTACTTGTGAGCCTTGAGAAGTGTTACCACTAGAAACAGTGTTTGCTGTAACGTCAACTGTTGTAGGTGTTGTGACTTCACTTGCTGTTGCACCTGTAGAGTTTGTCGCTGTTGAAAACGAACCCTGATTTACAGAACCAGATTGACCGCCATTTCCTGCTGATGTTGCAGTAGAACCCGAACCGCCTTGAACGCCTGCGACTGAGCCACCTTGATAATCAAAGTCTGACACTGCAAGTGCTGACCCTGTAGACATTGCCATAACTGCTACGGCAAGTAATAATTTTTTCATAATTTTTCCTAATTAAGTTTAATTTAATGTTAAAAAATAAGACAGTAATTAATTGTCTTAATAGTTACTATTTATACACGAATATTTTAGTCACGATAAATGACAACATAATCAAATTTATCGTCTTCCGTTTTAGGAACGCAAGCCCAATTTTCACTGATTAAGTTAGCACTTTCCTGATAAATATTCTTTCGGTCTTGGCTTGACCAATTCACTTGCGTATAAGTTTTTGCTTTCTTAACACGTTCAACACCGTTACGGTCTATCCATGTAATTTCAGTTTCACAAATATAAGCATACGCATCACCTAAGTAAGATAACTTTTCGATGATGTTTTTATCATTTACAGGTAGTATAACAGGTTCTTCTGCTAACGCAAGCCCTGACCCTAAAATAAATGATGCCAGTAATACAATTCCTACAAATTTTTTCATTTCATTTTTCCTTTATTAATAATTCATGATCATTTCTAATTCTTTTTTCATGATCGTCTAATTCTTTTCGCATTTGTTCTAACATGGTAATATATTTTTGACCTGATATTTGATGATCTTCTATTGCATTTACACGCTCAAATAAGGAATAAGTAATCGTACCTAATCCAGATAATAATAGAGTCAATATAACAGGACTCGCCATTTTCATAAAATCGCCCATAACATTACTCCCCTTTTATATAGTATTTATAAAATTAGGGAGCTATGAGAATTTCTTTTTTGTTTCGGGGCAAGGTACTTTTTTCACCAAACATTGCAACGGCTTCATAAACATACCAAGCCCTGACCCCCCACATACCATCATTAATGCAAACTTGTTGCAATTTTTTATCTGCATTTTGCTTAGTAACGTCATTCATAAGCCCCATACGCATAAGCTGATAGAGTGCATCATGAACTAAAGACCCTCTCATAAAGTCTTTCGTGTCGATTGAAATCCCACTCGGCCCATCCCACGCATAACCTTTTTTAATCGTTAGCTCACCGTTTGTTGTGAGAATTAAAAACTGAGTGGTCATGTCTTTTTTTGGGTAACAATTTGTTATGAAATAACTTTCTTCACAAAGCTGATACTTGTAACCCTTTTTATACTTTATTTGTTTTGACTCTATCATGTGAGAATTATTCATGCTCCACTGGTATAAAATTTATTTGAGTATGCCCTGAATAATTCTCATAAGCAGTAGCAGTCACGCCAACATCAAGCGACCACCCCTCATTTTCATACGTTTCTGTTATTTGATCGATCATGTGAGAATCAATTCCGAAAAAGAATTCAACATCAATACTTTCGTCTGCATTAATTGGATTGTTTTCTAACATTGAATTTATAGCAGTGACATAATACCACAAATTATTTTGAGATTGTTTTGCTCTTCTTTGCTCAACAATAACTGACCCTACAATTTTACGTGTGCTCATACACTTACTCCCACTTCTTCTATGATTATAACAACTTGACGTTTTGAAATTGCTTGATACATATA